ATTCGCATGTTAAATCAGATAAAACTCCAGTTACTCTAACTTTTACTACACTAGCAGTTCCTATTCCAGAATAACCATAAGCAAATGTATCTAATCTTAAATTTTGTGTTGGTTGAATACTTTTATCTACTCCAGAACATCCATAAAATTGATTTAATGATTTAGATGTATATTTGATACTGTTAAATGTTCCATCATTATAATTTGCAATTAAAATTCCAGTTGTTCCAAATCCTACAGTAGAATCTACAGTTAAAACAGTAGAACCTACAGAAACACTCTCTACTAATTTAGTATTAGGATGTATAGAAAAATCTCCACTTAATTTATCTAAATTTTGAGAATAATCTAAACTTAATCTATAATATGCCTTATCACCTCTTACTATTTTTTCTATATCACTAATAGCACCATTAGCTTTAGGGAATCCATAAACATCATCTTGAAATAAGTTTCTATTTACAAGATCCATAGGATCTCCATCTAATGCTTCAACTACTATCTGTTTTGAAACTTTATAATCAGCATCTGATGGTATAAAAAGATAATCACGTGGTTTAATAACTTCTACATCTTTTCCATAGAGTGCTCTGAACAGAATTTCAAATGATTGATCTGTTCCTTTAGATGAATAGAAATCTTTAGATTGTTTAACAAATAATCTTTCGTTTATATCATCATCTAATGCTCTTTCCTCAAATCCTGGTGTAATTTGACCTTTTACCTTTTTAAAGAATTCCTTTAAAAATCTAATACTTAAATTATTGACTGTTGTTCCTGAAGAATGAGTAGAAATGCCAGATTGAGAAAAAAGAAGTTCATCAGGTTTAGTAGGACTTCTATAAGATGTAATTCCACTAAATCCACGTGAACATCCAGTAAAGGTATTAGTAGTAACGCCAGTATATGTAATAATTTCAGAATCTATCTCAAGCAACCCAAAAGAGTCTGGAAATCCAGTAGTAGAGTTTACAGTTATGGTATTATCAGCAATTCCTACATTAGTAGAAAGACTAGTTGAATCTATTAGATCAGTTAATTCATCAATCTTGATATATTTGTCAATATTCTGTAAAACATCTAATGTAGACCCTTGACCCTCCAAGGCAGTATAATATTGTGCTAAAAATTCACCAGCAAGAGGAAAATCCGCTTTTATAAAATCTGGCAGTTGGTTCTTAACAACTGAACTAATTTTAACTCTTTTATTTTCTGGCATTTTGCAATAGAATTAATATCCTGAAGTTGATGATGTAGGAGTAGGATTAGAGTCTCCCAAAAGTTCTAAATTAGAAGATCCTACTACATATGTATCTGAGGAGAGAAGGGATGTATTTGTCTTCTCACTTTCAGTCAATCTAGCTATATCTCCAATCATATAACTTGATGTTGATGTATGAAGATTACCTGATGTATTATCACCTGAACTAACAGTATCAGCAATCATATCAACTGTACTATTACTAATATCCAACTGTAAATATAGATCTTGTAGTCCTATTACATCATTTGACTCAGGACAACCAGACATTTCTATTATTGGAATATTTTGAACTTGTTTAGATGTTCCAGTGATATTAATAGGTTTAATTATTATTTCACCTCTTCCATAATCAATAGTTCCTACATTATTAGAAATAATTGTAGGATTAGCTCTAGATGATAAAGTGAATAAGAATAGATTTCCTGTTTTCCCATCAGCATTAGGAGTATCACTTAAATACACAGTATTAGCTACACCAAAGATATTAAATCCTGATGATTTGATATTATAACCATCCATTCTTTTTATATAGAATGAATTACCAAAACATAGTTCATATTCTGCATTTTGATTCAATGCTGGTTTTAAATCTCTTCTTATTTCTATTTTTGTAATATTTGAAGTTATAGAATCATTACTATTATCTACAACAGCTTGAAATCTACTATATTTAAATTTAGCACCATATTGATTCATTTCAGATGAATCAGCATAAGAATTAATGTTATTTGACACCACTGCTTTAACAGCATCTGAATTTGCTGCTAAACTTGGATTATAATAAGCATTAATATGAGTCTCAATATACAAATATTTAAGATCCTGTATTTCAGTGACAATTCCAGCAACAGAATACTTTCTGAGCATGGTATTGAGGTTATTTTTGATGGAATCTGGTACATAAGGACCATAAAATGGTTTTATAGTGATAAAAACCTTTCCATATTGAGGAGGACTCAATTCTTCACCTCCAAAAGCTGAAACTGACTCAGTTTCTGGGTAAATTTTGGGAATTAGTGCCTCATAATCATTTGCTGTGACTGCTCTATTGAATGTAGAGTAAATTTTAGGAGCAAAACGCTTCACAGAGTCTACAGATTCAATTTCTTTGCCTCCTACTGACTCATTTACAGTAGAAAGTATAGAAATTCCTGTACTTATAAGGTTATTATTGTTATCTACAATTCTTCCATTAAAATTAAAGGAAGAAACTCCATTTGCAGCAGATCCATTACTAGTAATATAGGAAACTTCAATATAATTCAGTGATTTTAACTTTTCTCCAAAGACGCCATCACCAAAAATGAGCTCATATCTCTGATCTTCAATTTCTTGAACAAAATAGACCCTAGAAGAGGAGGTAACTTCTATTAAAGTATCAGAAAATACGTATTTTTTAGAAGAAGTGCTAGATTCAGTGTCTCTTACAGTCACTTCAAGGGTAGAAGTGTCAATATTTTCATTATCTAAGGTATATCTTGATGGTGGAGCAGGTGTTTCTGATGAAACAGTGAAATTTGAGGTTAAATATGTGCCTTCATAGATTGTAACATTGTTAAAAGTAGCAATTCCATCAACTACAGGCACTGTTACATCACTTGGAATGCAAAAAGAGTAACTTTCTGACCCAAAAACAGATGCAGAAGTGGTTACGATACCTTTTTTAAGTGTTAAGGTGACAGGTTTGGTAGTAAAACCAGTCGTGTCTACAAAAAATGATATTATTGCCTTTGATGCAGTCCTCGATCTGGGTGTATAACCTATATTACGTGCTAATGCTACTACATTTTCTCTCAAAGTAGCACTATCTATGAAAACCTCATTGCTAATCATGTTAGCATTGTATGAGGAGATGTAAGTATTGTATGCTAAGACATCAATTATGTTAGAAAGATTAGATCCTTCAAAATCATAATCAGTAAAATCAGAATTTTCCCTCAAATAATCAGTAAGTGAGGTCTTTATCTGATCAAAATCTAGATCTGTAAAGTTTACTAATGCCATTTATCTTGTTGACTGTAGTGCAAAATTTAATTGTTGTGATAAAACATCAATTCCTATGATATCATAGGTAATAGTAACATCAAATTCATTATTATCATAATTAGGTTTCACTTGTACATCATCTAATTTAACTCTTGGTTCATATTTAATGATGGTTTCTTCAATTTCATCCCTTATGGCTGAAGCAGAAATCTCATCTAGGTTGTCAAAGAGTATTTCACTCACTCTTGAACCTAAATCTTCATTAAAAAAACGCTCACCTGGCACTGTAAGCACCAAATTCCTAATAGAACGTGCTATTGCTGTCCTATTTTTGACACTAATTAGGTCGTCATTAATAGGATTTACTTCAAATGACATACTAAGGTCTTTGAATCCCCTACTAATCCTTTCTACAGGCATGAAACAACGGTAAATATAAGTTATTTATCATAAAAAAAGAGACCCTTAGGTCTCCTTCCTTATCTTCCTTGTCCTCTATACCTTTTTTTAGGTTTATTGGAACTAGTAGCAGCATACTTAGTGTGTTTTCCAGTTCCTTGACTTGTTTTCTTGGGTATGGTTTCTACAAACTCATTCCCAGAGAGAGATTTTCGCACAGGCATTAGTCTTCTTCCTCCTCTAGTTGTTTCATTACTTTATCAGAGATCGCCATCAGATTGGTGACGTGCTTAATATTATCAATAGAATGCATAATATCAGCAATGTGTTTACTTACATAAACCTCCTCATTCCTTGCGGCAAAGGCAAGAGCATTTCTTAGTGATGCTAGTGCCTCATCCAATGAGTCTTCTACTTGTTTTGATAGTGTCATTAGAGGTCTCCTAGATTACTCGTGTTTTCTCATGACCCACCCTAATACGAGGATCACACCATATCTCTTCACCACCTTCAATGGCATCTAAACAGAATGAGACATCTTCACCACACATATCTTGTACTGCCCCAGATTCAAAGACTTGCATCTTAGGAGCAAACCAAGGATAAGGAAGGTTCTCAAAGACACCCTTCTTAATTAATACCCAACCAAAACCTGTGTAGTCTACTGTGAAAGGCTTCTTCCTCTTACTCATAGTCTCTACTGTTTCATGATTCATGACTCCACCATTCTTTCTGAAATCATCTTCCTCTAACCAGTGTGCAACTGAGGTAGTTGTGCCATCTTCAGTAGCATACCAACCTGCTGAAATAGGTCTTTCTTCACTCTCTGCTGGAACTGCCATATCACACAACT